AAGTTGACGCAGCCGATCACGTTGCCATCAACGCTGCCATGCCGGGCAATGATGCTGAACCGGCTGTCGCTAGCGGACACGTTGGTGCCGTTCTTGCGGAGCCAGACGTTGATGTCGTGAATCGAGTTGTCTGTATTGCTGAATTGAATCGAGAACGTGATGCTATAAATGCCCGGATGATCGAAAGTGATCCGCTCGTTTGAGATAATCTTGGTGCCACGGCTTGACGTGTCAACTTGCCGCAGCTTGATCGCATAGGCCGTATTAGCCAGCGCCGCCACCTGCGACGTGCCATCCCAAAACGACCCCCAGTAGCCAGGGTTGCCGAAGTAGGGCAGACCAGACCATGCCGTGCGATTGTCGCCAATCTTTAGGTTCTCAGTGTCGCTCTCAAGGCCAGGCTCACCAGCCAGCAGCACTGGATTGATTGCCGACCACTGGCTGCGTGTGTTGACCTTGAATGGGCCACTCATGTCTTTTGAAGTGCGATCTGAACAAACTTGCCATCGTCGATCAGCATCGTTTCGCGCACGGTGTACGCCACGCTGTCAACCGTGATCGCGTTGCCGCGGATCAAGCTGCCAAAGTTTGACGCCCGCGCAGTCAGCGTGTAGTCAGTGCTAAGCACCATGCCATCGCTCAGGATCTGGCTCGGCATGTCCAGAATCCCATTAGCAGTAACGGCGCCAGCTGTGCAGCTGACGCCGAAGTCTGCCAGGAAGATGTCCAGATCTTCCGTGATCGCCATCAGCTGTACTTCTTGGAGCCCAGGCCGACGATCGTCACAGCGCCGGCACCAGTGCCGCCTGCAACCGTAACCACTGCCTTGATGTACCGCTTGGTGTTGTCAGAGTTGACCGAGATCTTCTGAACCGATGCGGTGTTGGCGGTGGTGATTGTGAATGCGCCGCCAGTCACATCGGTGTAGGTCCCGCCTGATGTGTCGGATTCGGTCAGCTTGCCGAGGTAGGTGATGCTGGCGCCGCCTGCTTCGGCGCAAAGGATCACGGCGATGTCGCCTTCATAATCCACCAGGTCGATGGCGGTGCTGGCGGTGACAGTAGCTGTCACCACATCATTGGGCAGGAAGTTGAGGACCTCAGTTTTGGTCCCAAGATTGTGGATGGTCATGGCTTAGTCCTCCGTCTAGGAAGTTGGGGTTTTGATGCAGGCTCAGGCTGGATTGCCTCAACCGTTTCGACTGCCGCCTTGACAGTCTGAATTGCTTTGCCGATGCCGATCAGTAGCTTGGCGTCGGTAGGAGATGCCTCAATGACATCTCCCACACGAACCACCTGGCCCGCCAGCATCGTTTGCCGTAGGACCTGGATCAACATCAGAGGGTATCAGCGCCGCGGCTGAAGGACTCAGGATGACGCACAGCGATGTCCACGTCCTGCATTGCGACCACGCGGACGGTGCCGCTGGTGCTGTTGCTGTAGGGATCGACCATGATGTCGAGGCCGCTGAAGTAGCCGATGATCAGGTCGGCGAAGTTGCCGAACCACAGATCGCCAGCTGCCACCTGGTTGGACAGCACACCGCGGTAACCGTTGACCTCAGTGCCCTCCATGATGAACATGCCGGAGCCGGCGTCCTTCTTGGTGGTCTTGAGGCCGCCGCGCATGGCAGCGTTCATCAGGTAGACAGGGCTGCCGAGCAGTGCGTTGGCGGTTGCCACGTCGCTCTCGAGTGCCACCACTTCCTCGAAGGTAGGGGCAGCAGCGGCGAAGTTCTCGGTGCCGATGCCGGTGGTCAGCTTCAGACCCAGGGGTTCGCTGTTGGAGCCGGTGCCGTAAAGACCAGCAAGGTCGATTTTGAGCGCCAACACGCGAGCCAGATCACCGCGAACCATGTTCTCCACGTCGATGGAGGACTGGATCATGAGGCGGCGGCTGTAGTCGGTGTAAGCGGCCACGGTCTTGGGAGTCAGGCTGACCTGATCCACCGTCTGCTGCGACTCGGTAGGAGCGCCGCTTTCAGCCACCCAGTAGGCAGTGGCAGCGCCGGACTGGCGGGGGATAGCGACGTTGCCGGTCAGGCCGGTCAGCACGGTGGCGCCAGCTTGATCGAGAGCCGAAGCGTTGCGCAGCAGGTCGATGAAGCTGCCAGCGTCGAGCATGGTCTCGACCAGGTTGCCGCCAGCGGTGGCAGTGCCGACGTTCAGGTCACGACGCAGCACGTCCTGGGGGATCGTGATGCCACGGGACTGACGGCCGAGCTTGGCAGCAGCAGCATCAGATGCTTCTATCTCGAACGCAGCAGCCTCACGGGCCGAACGGTCGGTCGGGTTGGACAGATAGTTGATGGCACGCAAGAAGGAGAAGCTGCGGGCTTCCTTCACGGTCATGCCGAGATCGGCGGCGCTCATGTTGACGGTCTCCTGGGGAATGTTCATTTTGTCAAGAACAGCAGCCCGGGCCTCGTCGATTGAACGACCAGACTCGACCAGCTGGCGGCCCAGCTCGCCCATTTTGTGCTTGTCGCACAGGGCAGAGATTTCAGCAATGCGGGAGCGCTCAGCCTCAACGGCTTCGGCCCGCACCACGGCCAGATCGGTGGCGTTGGTTTCCATTGAAGGAAGGGGATCAGGGGATGGTGCTGCCGAAGCAGCGGGTTCCGTGGGCGTCAAAGCGCGGCCGATGCCCACGGTTTTGTCAGCAGGAACGCTGACGATCGACACCTCGTAAGGTGCCCAGGCAGTGGCGACAAAGTCACCGCTGCCGCGCTCCTCCATTTTGTCGATGGAGTAGCCGAAAGACACGTTCCGTAGAACGCCATCCTTCACGTCGCTCAAGATTTCCTGAGCGAACGGGTTGCGGCTGAACCGCACCCGCGCATAGCCGCGCCGTCCTTTGCTGTCGATCCTTGCGCCCTCAACCACACCGATCACACGGTCTGGGTTGTGGTTGAACAGCAGAGGCGCGCCATCGTTCAGGCGGCTCAGGTCGGCCGCGTTGGCCTCATGGCTCAGGATCTCGTTGCCGAAGTACCGAGCAACGGGGAACTCAGAGCTAAACGGGAACTCATAGGTGCGATCCTCCACCTCGTCGAAGGTGGTCAGTTCGGCACGTTGATACTTGCCGATGCCCGGCATGGCCCGCAGTGCGTCGATCTTGGTCAACGTCGAGAACTTGTGCCCAACCAGCACCTCGGTCGGCTCCCAGCCTTCATCGCCTTCGCTGTAGATGCGGATCAATGCAGCCGGATCATCAGGGGTGGCGTCGATGCTGAACTCGGTCCCGGGAACACCAAGCGTACCCTCGCGCATCACGTGCTCGATTCGGCCGCGAGCAGTGCCGCCGCTGCTGTCCCATTGCACAAAGTCACCCTCGGATAGGTCCCCTGGTTCGGCACGTTCGCCGTCGCCTGTTGCCTCTTCAAACATGATCGGATTGAAGTCATGCTCGCCCAGCCAGTTGCGCGCCTCGGCTGGGGTGTATTGCGCGCTGCTAAATCGGATCGCCTGGATCTCGCTTTCGCCTCCCTTGATGCCATAGATGAAGTCAATGCCCGGACCGCCGGCACCATTTTCGCGGCGAAGCGAATCGTACTGATCGGGATCCGTCAGTCTTGCAGCGTGCTCATTCGGATAGGGGCGCTCCATCTCCATAGCGCTTCTGTCTTGTAGTGCCTTGATTCTATCCGCTTTGCCATTAGACCAGCTCTGGCCAGCATCGCCACCCCATGCCGCCCATGCCACACGCCCCGGCGATGGGTAGCCATCCTCGTCAGGGCTGAAGCCTTCGCCCTGCTTGTCCACCTCATGCCGCGCAAACCACGCCGCCATCGTGATCACAGTCTCGGGTGACAGCTCATCACCCGACAGGATCTGGCTCGCCCGCGTCGCTGCCACCTCGGTGCCACCCGGCTCGCCATCAGCCTTCCACTCGCGGTAGCGCTCCGCTTCGGTGCGCATCCCATCGGTTGGCATCAGGTCGATCTCGGTGCCGTTGACGTTCGCCATCAATCCTCTGGATCCTCCAGCGGATCATCGAGCACCGATAGCTCCTCGTACTCATCATCCTCCATTGGTGATTCGGTATCACCAAACGGATCAATCGAGCCGGCTGGTCTGACTTGAGTCAAGCCTGCTTGGCTCACCTCACTCGGGTCGGTGTCGAGCACGATGTCCATCTCATCCAGCTTGGACAGTTCTGACTGACGCTGTGCGAGCACGTCATCCAGATCGCCGCCCTGCTCGCTGATCACCTGGGCCAGCGTCTTGAAGCCACACCTCACGGCCGCCTTGTAGGCATCCACCTCGCGCTGCGGATCCACCCACTCCCAGCTCCTTGGCACCCACTTACTGGCCCGGTAGCGGTCGGGGTTGGTTTCATAGCCCGGCAACCTCAGCGCACCGCCGAGCACCGCCATCTCGAGCCATGCCTCAAAGACCGGCTGGTGGAAGTTCTCGATCATGTACCGCTGCAGCACCCGATAGGTGTCGCGCTCCTCGAGCAGGCTCAGCCGGCTGCTGCTGTAGTTGCTCTCGCTGAAGTTCTTGCTGATGCTCTCGAAGCTCACGCCCACGCCAGCCGCCACGGCACGCAGCATCGACCGCGTGAACGGTTCAAGCTGGCCATCAGGTGAGTTCAGATCCGGCACCGTCACGCTCTCGCCTGGCGCCAGATACTTGAACACGCCTGGCGTGAACTCACTCACGCGCTCGCCTTCGTAGATCTCATCACCAACCAGCTCGCCCTCCGGCGATTGGATGAATCCCATCAGCGCGCTGCTCGCTCGCGCCCGTACAACCTCGGCCTCCTCATAGCCCTGCAGCATGTGAAGCCGCATCAATGCCGACGCGAACCACGTCACGCCCCTGGTCTGGCCCGGCCGCTCAGGCAGGAACAGATGGATCACCTCATCAGCAGGAACCCGGATCCGCCGGCCATTGGTCCGCGGGTTGCCCGCATAGGTGTCGCCCGGATGGTTGGCATAGAAGTGGTAGGCCTGCGGCCGTAGGTAGCCATCCACCTCGATGCCCATCCGAACCGTGTTGCCGTCCGCCGCCTGCGGCACGTCATCGTCGATCAGATAATCCGCCTCCAGGATCTGCAGCGCAAACGGCACCTGCGAATCACCGAACGGCCTGCGGATCATCCGAACAAACACCTCACCCGACTCCGCCATGCTGCGCGCCAGCAGCCGCTCAATGTCGTGGAAGCCCAGCAGCCCGCTCACATCACAGCGGCTCTTGTGCATCCACCGCTCCCATTGCTCGTGGATCTGGCCGTTGATCACTTCATCGAGACGCCCACCGCCGAGCATCTTCACCTGACCTTGATGCCGGATGCCGTGCCCGATCACGTTGTTCTGGATCGCGCGCACTGCCTGCCTGGCGTAGTCGTTGTCCCGCACCAGCTGCCGTGCACGGTTGCGCAGTGACTTAAAGCTGGACTTGATCTCGCTGTCGGCGCTGGTGCCACTCGTCACCCAGTCCGCCGTAAGCCGGCTCACCCGTGCGCCCTGATACGCCCGACGCTTGGGCCGCAATGGCTCAAACCCCATCGCCCGGAACAGTTGCGTACGCAATCCCATCAGAACCTCACGAACAGGTTGTGGGGGTTGCCGAGCCCATTGGCGATCAGGTCCGCCATCTGCTCACGCTTCACCTCAGCCTTGAGCTTACCCTCGAGCTGCAGCAAATCCGCCATGTCGTATTTCTTCAAACTGCGGTTGCCGATCGTGTACTCCTTCGCAACACCACCCGCCACGATCGCGCGGATCGCTGCCTGCACCGCGTCAAGGTCCTGCTGTGCCTGCGACCGGCCATCAACCGCGCCAGGTGTGCCGCTATAGCTCAGGCTCCGCAGCACCGTCAGCTGACCCGAGCCCATCGTCACTGTGCTGCCAGTCTTGGTTGCGACTGCCTGCCAGAACCATGTCCCAGCATCGAACCCCGTGCTCGTGCCCGCGGCGATCGTGAACTCCCACCCGGTCCCGTAGGCAGTGCCGACCACCGTCGAGCCTTCGCTTGCCGTATTGGTCCGCAGGTAGTACGTCAACACGTAGTCAGAACTGCTGATCGCATTGCCCAAATTGTCAGCACCAGGAACATCCCGCCACTGGATCGTGTCGCCTGCCCGGATCTCGCTAGGGATGTTCACGGCCTACCAGTTGCTGACAAAGCCAGTGGCCCCGGTTGGGGTCTGCTGTTTCGATCCTAGCGGCTTCTTCTTCTTGCCTGCTCCCTCCAGCCTTTTCTCCAGCTGGTCCCACATCGTCCGCCGGTCAAAGCGCTGATACATCCGATTCAGCGCCGCGTATGCGTAGACCAAGCAGTCGAGCGCCTCATTGCGTTTGCTCGCAGGCAGCACCCATTCGCGCACCGGGAATCCATTCCGGTTGGTGCGCAACACCTGCTTCTCCGCCGTCAGCTGCTCGAAGTATTCGCTGGTGGTCTGCATGTGGAAGTGCAGGTAACCCGGGCCAGGCTCGTTGTGCTTCAGCCGACCGAACAGGGTCGTCTTCGCCGTGTCGCTACCGACCGGCCAGACCTGCGCACCACGCTTGAGGGTTTGGCCCTTGGCGTTGATGTCCACCTTGTTTGGCTTGCCGATCGGTGGTTTGCCACGCTGGCTTTGGCCCTTGATCGCGATCACACCCTGCCGGCCTCGTTCCCGTGCGTACTGGTAAACCTCCGCAGTGAAGTGGCCGCCAGAGTCGATCGCCACCACATCAGGCCGCAGCTTGCCACCAAGCACATGCGGCCACTCGCGCAACGCCACCTCGTCAAGCTGCTTCCACAGCTCCTGCCTCGAGGGGTCGCCGTAGATCTCCTGATGATCCAGCAGCCAACCTTCCTCATCACGACCCCATGCCCACACGCTCACCGCCAGCCGGTTGTCCTGCACGTCAACGCCAACCGTTAGCGCCAACCCGTTCTCTGGTATCACTGCCGGCTCGAAGTGCTCGCATCGCTCCAGCAGACCATCAGCGCTGACCTTGCTGGCATAGTCCTCCTCCCAGGTCTCGCCCAGCACGGTGTTGACCCAGGTCTTCAATCGCGGCGCATCGCCTTTCGCGCGCAGGAAGTCCTCAACCACCTCATGCCAAGACTTCCAACCGAGCGGGCTGTAGAGGCTGCTGATGTGGAAGCCTGCCGTCTTGCCGTCACCCGGGGCCGTCGCGCGCCATTCGCCGGCCTGCAGCATCCCCGTCTTGTGATTTTCTGAGAACCGCTCACCGCAGACCTCGCACTCGTATTGCGCGGTGCTCGGGTCGTTGTCCTGGTACTTGAGCTGAGTCCACTTCAGCCATTGCATCCCGCTGCAGCAGGGACACGGCACGAAGAAGCGTCGCTGATCGCTCAGCAGATACTCAGACTCGATCCGGCTGAAGTCCTTCACCGTCGGCGTGCTGGTCATAAAGATTTTGCGCCGGCTGAACGTCGTGCTCCGCCTCTCGGCTAGCGTTACCGGATCGCCCTCGCCATCTACGTCACCAGGGAAGGCATCCACCTCATCAAGGAAGATGTACCGACAGGGGGTAGAGCGCAGGCCGGTAGCCGAGTTGGCGCCGGTCAGAATCATCATTCCGCCGGGGAACTCCTTGCTGAACATCGTGTTGCCCGAGTCCCGGCTGCGGGCTGGCGCGATCTTTTCTGACAGCACCGGCGTGTCGCTGATCAGGCTCTCGAGACGCTGCTTGCTCAGCCGCTTCGCCATGTCAACGGTCGGCTGCACCATCAACATCGGCCCAGGCGCGTGGTCGATCACATAGCCCAGCCAGTTCGCGCCGCCCTCCGTCTTGCCTAGCTGCGCGCCAGCCATCAGCACCACTCGCTGCACCGGGCTGGTCGTGCTCAGGCAATCCATCACCTCGCGCAGGTAAGGCGTGCGATCCGTGCGCCATGGGCCAGGCTCGGCGCTTGCCTTGCCCGACAGCACACGATGGTTGTCGGCCCACTGGCTCACCGTCAGATCTGCTTCAAACCGCAGCGCCTCGCGGCATACCTGCAGCAGATCGTCAATCGCTGATGGCGCCACTCAATCCCTCCAGTGCTTGCCCGATCTCCTTGAGCAACATCGCGTGAATCTTTGCCTGATCTGTCTCGGCCGCCACGATAGGCGCCACCCGATCTGGGATCGTGCGCAAGCTGTCGCGCACCGCCATGTGCAGCTTGGCCAGCTTCATCTTCAGCTCAGCCTTGTCGATCAGCTTGGCCGATCGCTGGTCAAACTCCAGCCGCGTCAGCCGTGCCGCATAAGCCTCGCGGATCGCCCGCGACTGCGCAAACGACGGGATCGCCGCGGCCTGGTTTTGCTGCTGCTGCAACGCCTGGTCGATTGCAGGGGCACCTCCACGGCCGCCGCGGTCCGGCGCCTTGGCCGCGGCCACCTGCCGGTCGAGCTCCTGCGGATCAACAACCACCCACAGCCGGCCATCCTTGCGCATGGCATCGCTGCTGAACCGGCCTTGGCCAGCCCACTTGCTTAGCTGCGTGTACTCGACCTTTCGATCCTCGGCGTATTTGCGGAGGTTCATCAATTGGAGCGCGCGGGTCGGTTATGCTCCGCCGCCTCACCGGTGGACCCGGTAGTCGCCTGCTTCGCGCGCGTGGGGTATGGCTGAGCCAACCGTCCAATCTTAGCCCGCATTTCCTCATCCAGTGGCATAACGTATTTGTGCTTCCCTTGCGTGATGTACTCAGTAGCATGTGGATCAAGGTTTTTGCGGATCCAGTCCAATGACTGCACACCACCTTTTGCCCCAATAGAGCGGGGGTGAACCTTTTTCCCTTTCACAATAAATGCGCCACGGGAGTCGGCGTTTTGAAGCCCAGTATAAACCCAGTTGGTGGCTTGATAAATGCCACCATGGTGGCCTTGATCTTTGTCTGCGTATGACACTATCAGCCGCAACCCTGGCGAGCATTGCTTGAGAAAACGGATGGCAATACTCAGCACTCGACTGACAGGTGCTTTGTGAGAACACAATGCGACGCGGGTGAGTTCGCAAACCTCAAACTGTGTCAAGCCGTAAGGGGAAGCAATGTGAGGCGTTGCACCACGGCTAAACAACACAACCCCAATGAACTTGCCATCCTCCCACGCTCCTACCTTGACGACTTTACCAGCCGGCAGGCAACGACTGTAGTGCCAATGCTCGCAAGCATATTTGGCAGCCTTATGAGAAGCCCAGTCAATTTTCAGCTCAGATTTGTTTGATGAACTCATGGCCACAGTTCGGGCATACACAATCAGTCTCCTGCGTTTTTTTTTCGTCAAGCCGCCCTTGATCTTCTTCAGATGCAGGGGCAAACTCGAAAGGCTTGTCGAGCAGGTCACCAAGTTCAGCCTCAGTAAACCCGATCACGTCCATTTCGAAGTGATCATCTCGCAAGTCGGCTAACTCAGTCTGCAGCAGGTCCAAATCCCAGCCAGCATTCAATGCCAGCTTGTTGTCCGCAATGATGTAAGCCTTCCGTTGCCGGTCGCTCAGGTGGTCCAGTACCACAACCGGGACGGTCTTCAGCCCGAGCTCTTGCGCAGCCGCAAAGCGGCCATGACCTGCAACGATTCCGTCGCTGCTATCAACCAGGATCGGGTTGGTGAAGCCGAACTCAACAATCGAAGCACCGATCTGCGCCACTTGTTCGGAGCTATGCGTTCTTGCGTTGCGTTCATAGGGCTTAAGCCTGTCTAGAGGCCATAACTCAATGCGCTTTGCCATGGCGATTGTGATGCTTGCGTCGACTGCCATGAGCTTGTTGAGAGCCGTTCTCAGTTGGGCGGTTCTAATTGTCTCACGCTAGCGGAAAGCCGCGGTTTTCGA